AATGTTTCGTTCCAAAGGATTGCCACATTTGCATACGATCCTCTATCAACCTCAATACCAGCTGTGTTTAGTGTTACACCTGCCCCAGTTTCCCCTGCATTTAAAGTTATGGTATTATCAGTGATGCTGAGATCTTTTTTGTAAACGTTGGTGGAATTTCCTCCAACAAAAAGATTACCATCAATGTAGACTGTGTTAGTACTTATAGTGACATTGGCAGTTGGATTGATCTTGTTGGTAATACTGTAGTCAGTATTTAAACTTTTAACTGTGGCCATTATGGGTCCTTATCTAGTGTATTTATGCTAGTATAAAGTTTGATCTAGTCAATAAAAAACCCGCCAAAGCGGGTTTAATTTTATATCATTTTGATCAATGACATTCTACATTTGCAAAAGTAGAAGTTGCTACGCTGTCACTGGTTCTCCAACGATATCTGTTATTGCTTTGATCCCAAACATGTTTGTTTGAGATTCTGCTTACATAGAACCGAGTATTACTGGTATTATACCCAGTCACTGTCATAGTGCTCGATCCTGATGCTGCTGCTGCATTGGCAGCATCTGCTCCTGCTGCTAATGTAGCGATAGTAACACTGGCATTGCTATGTGTACGACTTTCAGTTGCGCCTACCGCATTAGCGACCAAGAACTGTTTAGCACCTTTTTGAGCAATAATATAGGCATTTGCGTGTAACACGCCTGCGCTTGTTCTAAATTGTACTTTGACTGTTTTTACACCTTGAACTGTTACCCACTGTGGACGACCGCCGGTGCCACCAACGGAACTGATTGTTGCACTTACTTCTTGATCAACTAGTGTACCGTCACTTCTTTCGTGACTAATTTTTAAACCTCTTGCCATTTTATTTCTCCTTTAATTAGCGTTCTAGGCTATACGCGGTTAGCATTCCGACATAAGCTCTCAGTTAAGAGCGAACTAATTATTTATTTGATCCGCAATAAATTTGGTCCATGGATCGGTGTTTGCGTACTGCCGTAGTACTTCTAGATTTTTTACTCTTCGCGTTGTGGTAGCAAAGTAAATTTTTTTCTAAATCTTTAAATACACGGGCCAACTCAATTAATACTCTGTCACAACGTATCGTCCACGAATCAATAGTATCGTAGCTGTGATCAATATAATTGTCAAAAGTATCAATTCCAATATACTTACTCATAAAAAAAGCACCCGAAGGTGCTTTTTTATTTTTACCAAACAATGATAAAAATCACTGAAATGATAGATTTGAGACAGCAATCTCACCTAGGTAGTCAGCTGCATTACCGAACGACGATGCTGTGTTAGTTAACTCAACATAACCATAACGAGTCATGAAACCAACTACTGGCTCAAATGTGCTTGGATCTAGAACAACACCAGAGCTCATTAGAGGAATATATGGGCAGTAGAACGCGGCTGCATCAGCCTCGCTTGAACCCTTATAACCAACTAGAACTGCTTGGCTATCGCTAGCATAGCTGTCAACATAGATACGCATTGCGCCGTTTAGTGTACCAACAAACTTGGTGTTGGTAGGAGCTTCAAAGGTACCTTCAGTTGTACGAGCAAATGCACTAGTGGTTGCGCTTTGTAACACAGTTAGAGCTGCTGGACTTACAACTGCCCAGTTACCAGCACCACGACGTGTACGACTAGCGATTAGGTTTGCTGTACGGTTGATTAGAACAGCTAGTGCAGCATGTTCGTCACCAACGAATGTAGCAGTACCTGATACAGCAGCCTGGTCAAATGTAAACTCAGTTGCTGCTAGGCTACGTAGCGAACCTAGGATTTCTTGGTCAATTTCAACGGTAATCTCTTGTGCAAGAGCTGCCATGATTTCTGCTTCGATGTCAAGACCGTGCATGGCTTGTGCATCTTGTGCAGCTTCAAAAGTCCAGCGAGCTGATAACTTACGAGTCTTGGCTTCAACAACTTGCTTCAAGATTTGTACATTGATTCTGTTACCAGGTACACCTTCTAGTGTGCTAGTTGTTGCTGCTTTACCAGTTGTTGCTGTGCCACCTGGTGTTAGACCAGAATATGCAACAGCTATCTTGAATGGGCTTAGTGCTTCATCACCAGCTGTGGTACCAGTAGCGTATGGGCTAGCTGTGTCAGTGGTATTGTCTGCATAACGAACACGTAGTGTGTGGATCTGTGCAACAGGTCCAGTCATTGGCTGAACACCAACGATTTCGTTTGCAATAACTGTAGGCATTACACGTCGAATAACTGGTAGAATTACACGATTTAGTGTTGCTACGTTTGAAGCGGCAGTTGCGCCTGCAGTTGCAGCTTCCATCAAGTGCGTGCGAGTGTTCTCAAGGATTACACCCATTGTGGTTCTTTTAGAACCGTTTAAGCCTTCTAACAGAGCGTCTTTAGTTTCGCCCCAACGGCTTTCTAGTAATGCTTGTGTCATTTTTTTCCTTTTCTCCTATTTAGGGTTTACTTTAGCCCTGCTAAACGCTTGATTTCAAAAACGTTATTAGCGTTTTCTTCAACGGTTTGTGTATTAGCAGATTTATCACCAGTTACTTCTACACGGCCTTCTGCTAGCATTGCCTTGGGCTTGGCAGCAGGTTGAGCTGTGTTGTTTAGAACAGCTGGTAGATACTTGTCGTATGCACTCTGCAACTTAGCAGTCTGCACACTTTCAAGGAGTTCGCTCATGACTGCTGCTTTCTCCTTGTTTAACGATTTCAAAAGACTTGCCATGATTTCACGGCGTTCAGTTGATTCACGTATAATCTTAATTTCTTTCTCTTTTGATTCAACAATCATTGCAGCTTTTTCTACATGAGCTTGTGCTTCTTGCAAAGCCTGCTCTTTGGCAGCAACAACAGCTTGTAGCTTGCGAATCTCTTTGTTCTCATTTAAGTGAGTAACAGCGAATTCACTAGCAAAAGCTTCAAAGATTTGACGACCAAACATGTTCTCACGAGCAAGTTGTATGTCTTCTTTGAGTTGAGTCATTTCTGACTCTAGTTTTCTGGTAATTGACTCTTTAACCAGTTCTGCAGATCTTGCAACGAAATTTTGTTGTAGTTCAGCAAGCTTATCTTTGGCACCAGCGATTAGACGAACTTTTGTCTCAACCACTGCCTGCTTGTCTTGCTCGAACTCTTGAATTTCTTCCGCTAATGACTTGATAACAAATGATTCTAGCTTACTAACACTATTTTCATATTGCTTACGGTCTTCACGTAGTTCTTTAATTTCTTCGGCCAGTTTACCAACCAAGAAATTGTTGAACTTTTCGCTGTTTTCCATCATGTGAACTTTAAATTTCGCACGATCTTCTGCTAGAGACTGTTTCTCTGCTGCAAACTCTTCGAGTTCGCTTTGCAGACTTTCAGTTACCATTCTGTCTAGAGCTTCAACCATAACTTGTTTGTCATGCTGATAGCGTTGAGCAAATTCTTCACGAAGTTCTGCACGAACACTCTCACGAGCTTCTAGCAGTTTTGCTTCCCAAGCTTCACTAATTGCTTGCTTGGTATCTTCGTTTATGATGCCGCTGTCTACCAATGGTTTGATAGCATCTAATAACATCAGGTTTCTCCTATTTTAACTTAAGGTCATTGATAAGGCGTGTTAGGCCTTCTTTCAGGTACCGCTGTACTCTTTGATCTTGTGTGGCATCACGAGCCACATCTAACACTCGGTGTCCGTGACGCATATTCATCAAGCTCTCATAGATAGCTCTTGGATATGCATTTGGAGCCGAAGGCTGTGCTACAATGTCAACGGTTATGATATCAAAACCACTTACACGCCCGTCGTTAGCTACTTCTCCGCTTCCTCGGCTGCTGACACCCAACTTTACACCAGATGTGATCATTGCTTTAACAAGTTCTCCCATTGGTGTTGGTAGGATTTTTAGTTTGCCAAATCCGCAAGGACCGTCCATCCACATGCCTGTAATCATATGTGACACACGATCCAAATTAATCTTCAAATCATCAGGGTGATCAACTTCGCCAAGGACGCTTTTGCCTTCCTTGATAGTTTCATTGATAGTTTGTACGGCCTTTTGAATTTCCGTCATAGGATATACACGCTGATTTTCATTTTTGACATCACCTTGAATGCATATCCCTTCCAGATACAAATTTTTCTGTTCCTTTCCATCGTACCCGGGCGCATCCTCTTCAAGGATTTTGATCTGCGCCCGGTCGAATGAAAGTTGCTCTTTTAGGTACAAAGCCATATTATTGCCCTAATTAATTACCACCAGGTTCGATACTGTGCTTGTTAATGCCGCCTTCTTCACCTGTTTTTGCTTTCTCTTTCTTTGAGAAAGTGTTGCCTGCTCTTGCTCCTGGAACATTTTCAAAGTTACCTGCATGTGGTAGATCTTTGGTTGTGCCTTTCTTTGGAGCACTTGTGCCGTCTGGTGCGCTTTCGCTAGCACCTTGCACCAAGTTCTTTGCAGTACCACCCATGTCATTCTTGCCTGCTACTGTTGACTGTGTGTTAACATTAGCATGATCGCCACCTGCGCTGGTACCAGCTGGTTGTCCTTCGGTGTTGCTAGGTGCGCTGATTTTTTCTACATATTCACGCATTAGATCAACTGCGGTTTTTTGTAGCGGACGACGCTGACGAGATTCATAAACGGACTCATCCATTTTTTCTTCTTTGTCGTCATCTTCTTCTTTGTCATCTTTGTCGTCATGTTGAGCTTCGTACATTTCCATGTCATCTTTACGATCCATGTCGACCATGTCATCATCGCCCATGTCCATTGTATCCATGTCCCCCATGTCATCATCGCCTTCGTCGCCCATTAGCTGTTCAAATTCGGCTTTTAAGGCTTCTAGCTCGCTTTCAAGATCCATGACTTTTTGCTCTAGGTCGCCTACGCCATCGTCATCGCCCATGTCATCATCGCCCATGTCGCCCATGTCGCCCATGTCCATGGCATCCATGACATCTTCGTCTTCGCCTTCGACCATGCCACCGTTTTGATCGGCATCAATTTCCTGCATCATTGATTCTACTGGACTACCGCCCATACCTTCTTCGGCATATTCTTCATCCATTAGGCTTTCGTAGATGTCGCGACTTTTTTCTACTACAATTTCGTGAAACAACGCACGAGCTTGATCTTCCTCGTCGTTGATAATGTGTTCTATTAGCTGTTCATATTTGTTCATCGGGAACTCCTTATAATAATATGGCTGTATTTTATTTACTAAAATACCTAGATAATGGGGTTAAATGGTGTTTTTTTGAAGGATTTACTAGGACTACATAGGCCCAGGCGCGGCTGCAGGAGGTTTGTACTGTTTTGCTACTTTTTCTAATTTGTTTTCGTGTTCTACTTTACGCACATCATTGGCCATTCGTAAACGATTGAGATCGCCCAAGGTAAGCCGTGTTTTTCTAAGATCGCTCAGCTTGAGAGGCGTGTTATCGTCTTTCTCACTTTGATATCCGGGCTTGGCAGGTTCAAACAATTCAGTAACAATCATACAGTTATTTACTCAATCTTGTTAAATTGCAGCCCCAGTGGGTGTAGTTTGAGCAGGGGCGCCTGCTGGTCCTGGGCCGGCTCCAAGAGGACTTCCTGTACCCGGTGCTGGTTGTGTTTCGGGACCAGGTTCTGTAGGCGGCGCCACATTTTCCAAATCACCAGCAATACCACCAGGACTTATACCAACGCTTCGTAGATTAGGATCCTCGGCTGGCGTAAATTCAATGTCGCCCTGCTCTTCGGCCCACATGGTTTCGTTTTCGCTCATTTCTTGCTCGCTTAGGCCCAGATAACGCTTCATTAACCAGCGTTTGCTCATGTAAGGATAAGCTTCTAGCTGAGTAAATGTTGCAATTCTGGCGCTGTCAATATCAGCTTGACGATATTGTGCAAAGTTTTGCGGTGGTTCAAATATAATTTCAAACAGTTGACTGTCAATGTTAATACCTCTCCAACGCATGAACAGTTTAAACTCTGTATCCAATTTTTCAATAATTGCGCTTTGTAGACGTTGACAATACTGATTAAAACGCCATTCTTGTATTAGAGCAGTACCTACTCTACCGTCATTGTATGCTTGTGTGGCATCTTCTACTGCTACCGGTAGGTAACTGCTGGGAATACGCAAACCACGGAATAACTTGTTTGTAAAATAACGTAAATCAGTGATTTCACCTAAGTTGCTAGCGCCAGGCAAGGTATCTACTGTCGATCCCCTTTGATCAGCTGTAACAGGAAAGAAGTAATCTTCCATCTGTGCCAATGGGTTGTAAGTTGCATCCATCATGTTTGCTCCGCCACCTGTTTGAGTAGGAATACGTCGCTGACTGATTTCATTTTTTATACGTTCAACAAACGCCATGGCCATATGACTGGGCATATTACCTACATCAATTTTAAATACTCTACGCTCAGGAGCACGTTGTACGCGATAGATAATAACACTGTCTTCCAACAGTTCTTTTTGTTTAAAAACTTTGAAAACATTTTCTAACACACTGGTACCAAATGGCCAAAATACGTCAAGGCCTTCGGTAAGACTAAGATGCATGATATGTTCGGCATTTACCGCGGCTTCGTTTTGAGCTCTAGTGAAACGCCCGCCGCCACCCAAGGGCACATTAGGCTGAACATAACTTCCTGACGGGCCGCCCACTTGCGGATGATTCATGTACTGATCGCTAGTAGTAACTGCTGTGACAGTGAGATTTTCAAAGTTGGGGTTGAGGTCTTTGACGATGTACTGCTCGGGCTTTTTACCTTCACTTTCGTTAACAATAACCTTGACCACTTTGCTCATTTCTACCCAGAACAGTTTAAAGTTTTCGGGATCTCGCACAAACACTTGATCACCGTATTTTATTGTATTTCTTACAATTCTAAATATACGTTTGTTGAATTCATTGAGATTGACCCATTGTTGCAGTTGTTCCTTGATGATTTTTACTTCGTTATCAGTGGGTTGATCTTTGTATTTGATATCAAATGGTGTGTTGTTTGCTTCATTTTTCTGAGTCATAAACTCACTGAGAATGTCTAGAGCTGCATTGATTTCTGAATCCATGTCCATTTGTTCGTACTGATTGTAGCGTTCAATACGATTGGGATGTCCAATATAAACGTCAGGCAAGTTGCTTTGATAGTTTCTATATCCAGGATCTGGCAAGCGACCGCTACCAAGTGGACTGATGTTGCTGGGCAAATTAGACGACTTAAAATATTTTTTCCAAGACATAGCGTGTTCCGAGTGTGCAGTATTTACCGTGATCAAGCCGTGTTGTTGGCTATTCTTTCGGACACACTGACCATGTCCTGCATTTCAGAAACTATCTTTTGTATTTCAGCAGTTTGCAGCTCGAGTGTTCTTTTTTGCTGCTCGCTGCTAGTAACCAATTGATCTTTTAGTTCAGTCATGACCTGACTCAGGCCACTAGGTGCAGAAAATGCTGTTTCTATTGCCCGGGTCACTGCTGCTGGCAATTCTGCAATTGGAGCTATATCAGGTGTAGCACTATCTTTGCGCCTTTCAATATCTTTTTGCAAAGAGTCTAAACTGGCTGCAAAAATATTTTGTAATTGAGTGGTTTTAGCTAATAGTTCAGTTGGATCAAGATTAGCTGCAAATTGATCCAAAGGAACAATCTGTCCTGGAGCGTCAAATGTTCTTACTTCAGGTCCTTGTTCGCCCACAATATAAGGAAGGAAACGACCCACCGGACCTCCGTCTGCTCTGGGTTCGGGTACAGGAAAAGTTGCTCGTACCCACCGTTTAAAAATTTCAGTCATGTTGGCCTTGTACTCTTCAAGATCTGTTACTGGTCCTGGAGGCGTTCTTCCAGGAACATCTACACCAAACATCAATGACAGTGTTTGTTGTAGTCCTTGCACAAAGGCCTCGGTTGTGGCACCAATTGCTGTGGCATATTTTGGTAAAGCCTCTAAAGCCAAGTTTTCTATAGCTTTGGCAAATTTTTGTGTTTGATCTTGAGCTTTAAGAATACCGGTTGTGAGATCACCGCTGGCTGTGGCTTGATCTTCAGCAGCACGTTTTGATTGTTTATATATGTCTTTATCTTTAAATGCAAGAGCTACAAGTTCGTTAATACCAGTTGTTAAGCCGCCTAAACTGCCACTCAAGGTGTTAATCATGGGTATTACACCACCAGTTGAGTCTTCAAGTTCTTTTTGTTTTTTACCTGCACGTATGGATTGTTCTACCCCTGCTTGTTGAGCATCTGCTACACTCTTGGATGAGTCGTAAATTATTTCTCTGCCTAATGTGAAAATTCTAGCAAAGTCCTCATTGTTAGCAGATAACAAAGCGGCAGTTTCCTCTGTAATTACTTGACCGCCTGAAGCTATAAATTGTAAAAATCCTTTTTTAGCTGATTCTGGCAAATAACGAAAGTATGCCTGAAATTTGTTGGCCTGTTCTGGATCAGTGAACTTGCTCATGATATCAGCTTGCATGGATTTAATTCTAGCTTCTTCGACTAAAGCCTTGGCATTTTTTCCTGTAATATCTTGTAGCACTTTTAAATCAACAGCATATGCTTTGGTAGCTCTAGCCACATCGGCAGCCTGAAGATTTTTAAACTGCTCCTGAGTCATAGTGGCACGTACAGTGCTTAAATAATCAGCTGCCAGTTCTGCCTGCTCCTCGATCGAGTAACCAAGCGCACGTAACTCATTGCGTAGCGTTCTTCCGTTAGCACCTTGTTCAGTTTCAAATGCAGCACTCACGTCTGCAACTTTTTTAGCTCCTTCGGCTAACGGAATACCAAAATTTCTAATAGACGCTTCAGCGGCTGCTACAGACTTGGTAAATTGTTCTATAGTCATACCCGATCTAGAAGCAACATCGCGCAGCTCCATGAAACTGCCCGAAAAACTGGCACCCATTTTGTTAAACGTGCCCATGTTTTGTATGGTTTCCTGCAGTTCTTTGCTCATCATCTCGTTGATGACCTTGGCGCCGGATCCCAATACGCCGACTACGGCGCTGCTTGCTTTGCTCAGACCTTTGATTACAGTACCTAGTGGGCCTAAATATTCTGTCAGATCGGCGCCAGATTCAATTATTCCTCGTATGCCCATTGTGGCCATATCAATACCGGTACTGAAAATTCCAGCTGTGGCAGCAATAGGGTTATCTTGTATGCTTTTGGCCGATTTAGTAAAGGTAATACTCATGTCAGCCACAGCAGTAGACAGTCGTTGTAATTCAAAAGCAAAGCGACTGTTTTTGAAATCTTGTGCAGCAATAGTAGCAGCATTCATGCCAGATTCAAACTTGCTCCAACCCGACGATGTGGCAGCAGCAGCTGAACGTGACGCACTGGCCAAGCCCGCCATGCTGCCAGCTGCTTCGTCAGCTGAATTAGCAGTACGTTTGGTCGCCGCTGCGGCTTCAGCGTCGTATCGACGCTGACGATTGCTTTGGCTGGCCATTACTCGCAGCAACTCTTGCAAGGTGCTTTCTTGAGCAGCGTTTTCTACATAAACTGGACCAGTTGGTAATCCATCAATTCTGATAGCCATATTTTTCCACTATAAATACTACATCAATTATATTTATTTGGGGATCAAACCATGGCCGTAGCAGCTAATAATCCGTTATTCAAACATTTTCGACAACCAGCACTGTATCTAAAATTGCCAAGTCAAGGACAATTTTGGCCTGACGCAGCTATTGATTTACCGGTAACCGGTGAAATTCCTGTGTATCCTATGACGGTCAAAGACGAAATTACCTTGAAAACCCCTGATGCACTCATGAACGGTGTAGGTGTAATTGAAACAATACAAAGCTGTTGTCCCAATATCAAAGATGCCTGGAAAATGCCCATAATTGACCTCGATGCTGTATTGATTGCCATAAGATTGGCCAGCTACGGTCATAATATGGACATAACTACAAATTGTAAACAGTGTGCCAGTGAAAATGACAATACTGTTGATCTGCGTATGGTACTAGATCGTTTGCGTATTCCAGAATTCAAATCAGAACGTATTGATAATTTGACATTTAAATTTAGACCACAAGCATTTGAAGACAACAACAAAGTCAACATGATACAGTACGAGCAGCAACGCTTGATAGACGCAGTGACCAGCAGTACTCTAAGTGACGAAGAAAAGAAAGCGCAATTTGATCAAATTTTTCCCAGATTGACTGATTTAAGTGTGGCCACAGTGGTTAACAATATAGAATCCATCACACTAGAAGATGGTACTCAAGTGACCGACGAATACTACATAAAAGAGTTCTTGTTCAATTGCGAACGTAGCACATACACAGAAATAAAAAACAAAATAGATAACTTGATCAAACAATTACAGATTGATCCAATGGAAATCGTTTGTTCAGAATGTCAGACAACATATCAAGCCGAGTTAAATTTTAATCAAGCAAATTTTTTCGGATGAGGCTTTTGACCATGTCTGAATCAGACATGCTAACGTACTTCGAACAGCTAGAACGACAGTCAAAAGCCATAAAAGAAGAAATGCTGAGAATGTGTTGGTACATGAGAGGTGGACTCAGCTATGAAGATTCCATGCTGTTGAGCAATGATGATCGTGCTCTAATAGGTAAAATAATCAAAGACAATTTAGAAACTGCTAAGAAATCAGGAATGCCATTCTTCTAAGACTAACTTCGTTAGTCTATTGATTTCGCTTGCGCTCATCAATTTTGTTTTTTAGATTTCATCTAGATTAATTGGTCACTCTTTGCCCAGGGCGGGCAAAAATACATGAGCTTCATCTGAGTAGCACAGTCACTAGCGTTAGAGCATTACAGAGGTGGTTGTCCGGTACCTCGAGCTCCGTTCTTATACAACGGCGGTTTATACAATAGACGCTAGCCTACCATACAAACGTGCTTGATCACTCAAGCGTCTTTATAGCCTTTATAAATCCTGTTCAAACAACTAAATCGCGGCATTTGCGATCTTCATCCCGAAGGGTAGTAGTTGAGTGCTTCTTGCAGCGAGAAGGCTTCCGTCCCTGTGTTTATTTCGACCAGGTCTAGGGCACACGATATTAACTTGTGCGAGTTTATACTGCGGTACTTGTTATAATTTTAGCCAGAAAATTGCTGTAAAGTTGATGTGTTTTTGGGCCAGGGTGTAGATTATCGGTGCCAAAGTCTTGATATAAAAATAAGCCTTGAGTATTGTATGTTTTAGCGTTTTTATTTAATAGATATTTGAATTGATAATAATATTGTTCATTTAGTAAAGATCGATTTAATAAATCATCAATTACTGCATTAAACATTACTAATTGGATGTCGAGTTTTTTACAAAAGTTTATTAATTCTCTAATAGATTCCAAGCATTGAAATAAGTTATTTTCGTCGTCCAATTGATCAATTGGGAAAATTCTGTTAAATGCACTATTCTTTTGATATAATGCATTTAAAGCATGAAGATGATGTAATTGATCTTGGTAGTAATACGGTATTCTTCTAAAGGTTGTTATCCCCCAACACAGTATGTCTCCAGACCTGATGTCAGATTTTAAAATCTGATTAGCAGCCCACCGAATTGACGATCCGGGCGCAGTTAAAAAACTACAAGGCAAATCTAATTTATCGCCTACAAGAGAACCATATCGTTCAGTAGGTTTTACACCAACGCCGTGACTTACACTACATCCTGCGATCCAAATTTGCTTGCTGTTGGTTTTTCTAGTGTCGGCGATAGAATTTTTATATTTTTGACTAATGCATAAATTTAAATTAACAACTTTTACTTGATCTGACAAATAAAGTAATAAAATTTCAGACGAGCCTTGTATGCAGTCGGTGGCATTGGTTGCAGTTATAGTTTTGTGATCAGACCATACTTCCGGTGGGCAGTATACAATAGTATCAGCTGATAGCAAGATTTCCATCACAATTGATATGTCTTTGGGAAGATCTGCTAGCGAAGTGTAGCATACTAGATTGTGTCGCCGAGATTCCAAGAACTCCTGATAATTGCTTGACTCAACTAAAAAAGCATCGCGTCTGTGCGCTTTTGCTTGTTCGGCAAGTTCAATATTGCAATCACCAAAATATATAACTTTGCTCATTTCTTTTTTATGTGCGATCCGTGGACACGAACGCTAATCTGTCCGTTATAGTATTGATCTGATTCTAAGACTTGGTGTCTAAATTGTTCCCTTGCTTCAATATATGAACATTCTGCTCGTGATTTGCAGTAAAAAAGTATTTCTCTAGTAAATTTTTCTGGGCCTAGTGATTCGATGTCTTTGTTTAGTTCGTCGTTTGAGCCATAATAGGTTTGCCAATCACTGTCTATTTTGCTTCTGATTCTTTTTTTCTTTTTGTTGCCGTTTTTTAGTTTTACTGTTCGTACTGTAGTTTTTGAAAATTTGGCTAGTTTTTTTCCTATATATTTGCGCCCAGATACTGTATTTGTAATCAAATATACAAATCCCACGCAATCTTCAGGAAGTGATTCCACTAGAGTGGATTCGAATAGCCATGACATACAGCATTAATTATGCCTTGTAGTCTAGATTACAATAAAATGTTATTTCCTCAATACAAGTATTTTGATTTAATTTTCCTGCATACTTTATAAAATCTGATACATCTTGCAAATTTAAACCATTTCCAGTCCACGTTGGGCGATTTCTGCTTAGTTCTGTGTCTAACCGGTCTAATGTAATCAAAGTAGTTTTAAAAGCCACTTTATTAGCCTTAAACGATGCTGTACATTGTTTACTTGCGTGTGTCAATGCTGCTTTGGCCACACGATATGTTTCAAATCCGGGCTCACGAGCCACAACATGTTTTTCGCCTACGCTGCCAATGTTATAGATATGTCCTGCTTTGTGGTTTTTGCTCCATGCGTCGTATACTGCTTCTAACACATGCACTTGTCCAAAATTAGCCCATGCTTCTTGTGGTGGACCATCAAAGGCATTGTTTACAAACACGTCATAATCCAAACTCAATTTGGCTATATATTCGTGATCTTGTGTAATATCAACGCCGTCTATACGACTAATGCTAACGCCGTTAAACTCTTCAACTAGATGTTTTCCTAATCCTCGATTACCACCTGTTACTAACACTTTCATCTAATGGATCCTCCTTGATCCCAAACTTTGGTAAATTTTTCTCCGCATGTCATCGCACATTCCATAATTCTATTAGAATCAGACCAACTGTCAACCAAGTCGCGCCAAAAATAAGATTGAAATATCTTTTGTAAACTGTGATGTTTTATATCCAATTGGTCTTTATAATTTTCTATAAATTCTTTTACTTGTATTTTTCCTGTGTTAGTAAAACTGGCACTATTGGCACCTGGTTTTGCAAACGAATGAAATCTTGCGTCGTACATGTTGTGTTCAAAAAAGTTACATGGAAGTACAAGCCCTTCGGCAGTAATCACAACTTTGTTACCTAATAAGGCATCACATTTGATTGGTGTTTGTTGTAAATAGTCTTTAAAAGTCCCATACATTTGTTTGATAACTTCTATTTTTTGTACACTGGGATTACGCCATTCAGAATTATTTGGTTCTTCTAGCAAGTATTCTGTATGACCATGCCTGTCCAGTACTGGCCAATTGGGGTATGCACATTCGTTGGCATGATCGTAAAAACGGCCAGTCTTTTTTGGTAAAAAATTAAAGAATCCGTATTCTTTACTCAATTGTCTTGCTTGTTCAACTTGATGTTCGTTATGTTTAAAAACTATAAAGTTCCATTGCGCTCGACCGCCCTTGCGAATAAATGCTCTAGCATTACGTATAGCAATAGAGTATTTTACATTACGTCTATAGATGTGTAAAGTGTCCTCTAGTCCATCAAAGCCAAAATCAATTTGACCATAACCGTTCATGATGGTCGCTATTTCTTCCCAATAGCTTTCGTCATGCACACCACCATTGGTGTGAACGTATAACCATACTGTTGGATTTTTAGTTCTAAAATCTTGAAGAATGTCTAAGAAGTCAGGATGCATGACAGGATCGCCATAACTCCCGCAAAAAAATATTTGCTTTAATTGACTACAATGGTCAACGCTGAAGGCAGCATCAATTACTTCTCTATCTAAATGTATCAACGGCATGTAAGGATTAAGTCCTGATCCTTGTACGTTTCTTGGACATTGGGGGCAGGCAGCATTACAATAAGTTGTAATTTCCAATTGATATTCTTTAATTTTTTTATAATCAAACATCAGGTAAATCTTTAAAAAAGTTTTTGGCCACCTCTAAGGTGTCACTGTTTGTTTTAAATATAGTTCCGGCTAACTTTGGACCCGGTTTTCTTAAATCAATTAACCAAGCTGCTGCTGGAGTAGCAAATTCAAATTTCCAAGCACCGTTGTGACCCAGGTACAAATTGGGACAAATAAAGTAAGGCTCATGCTCGGCCTTGTGCATATAAACTGGAAAGAACTTGCCATTCCAAAGTTCAGACTCTAGCTTTATACAATCAAGTTTAATACCTTTAATTTCAACATGCCTATCTATAACAATATTACCGTATGGATCATGCACATGGTGTTCCGGCGATTTTCCGTAGTGAATTACAGTCAAATCGTGACCACCGTCAACTAAATCTACGTCAAAATCATAATAATCCTGGGCTGGCCCATCGTCCAAAGTCAAATAATCGTCAACAACTATTTTTATCATTGGGTTTCCTAAGCGCCGTTCTACATTAAGATCTATTTCCAGCCTCAATGTATTACTCCTGCCAGTTTGCTTAACCTGTCTTGATATTTGTCCATCATAATCTTCATCTGATCGTCGCCCTTCCAGAAAGTATATCCCAGAGCAACTGCATGTTCTTGAGCTCGTATACGACGCATTATACGCTCTTTATAAGTCAATGTGGGATTGTCTTCACATAACCATTCGGTGCCTTGTGGACGTTGGTTGTTTACACCTATTATTTTAAATCTTTCAGGATTGTTGTAGAGTTCAGTCCCTTCTTCTATTGTGAGAGTGGTACCCAAGTTCACTCCTATAATTGTACCATCAGCTACATAACGCTGATATCTTGTTAGCATGTCTAGAGTGGCAATAAAATCTTCTTCTCTTTCTGTAGGAAACCCTACGATAATTAGAAAATACACATGCATATTAAACTTGCTGTAATATTCCATGTTGTAATCTAACTCGTAGTTAGTAAAACCCTTTCGCATATGAGCACGTACACGATCGCTTCCAGTTTCAACTCCGATTACCATAGTGTCTGCGCCAGCTCGACTCATGTATTCAAAATCTTCCGGACGAAAAGCTTTTTGTCCGTGAACAATAGCATGACTACTATAGCTAAAATACCGATCGGGTAACCCGTGCAGTTGGTAATAGTCCACTAGCAACTCATTGAATTGTCTCAAATCCCTGACACTACCGTTGCACAAAGCATCGTGGAAAAAATAATCACGCACGCCATAAGATTCATAATAATGAATCATTTCCTTGGCCAATTGTGATCCGGTTTTGAATCTGAAGCCCCCCTGCATGGTAGGAATGTCGCAAAACGTACAATTGCGTACACACCCTCTACTGGTTTCCATGGGAAGCACACCAGACCGGTACCCACTTTGATATTCGGTGATTTTAAAATCACCGAAGTCCATGGGTCGGTGTTTTTTTACATCGCTGCGTTCGGCAAAGAAATCTGTATCGATACCGGCAACCAAATAGTTGCCTTTGATAATTTCCGGTATGGTTGTTTCAGCTTCGCCACGTATCCAATGGTCGATTAACCGTTCTTTTTTTAAATAATGAGCAAATTCCGGACGTTCGCTAAAACTGCCATTTTCTTCTCTAATCAGACCTTGGCCGCCCACAATTACTTCTATAGTACTATGGCATCTAAATCTTCGTAAGAATAATTCTGTAAATCTTTGTGCCTGCCAACTAAAAACACTAATTAACAATTTTTCAGGTGATATTGACAGTATTTCACCAATCCACTCATTAATGAACTTAAACAAGTTTTTTTCTGCTTCAATTGATAGAATCCTGTTCTTTACAAATAGATATTCGTCAATTTCATTGAACAGTGCGGGTTTAATTGAATTTTTAAATTGTGTAAAATAATCTATATTGATATCTAAAATTTTGCTACACAAATTGTGTTGGTTAAAAATTTGCTTGATGATTGCAGGTGCTGCTGCTGGGCGCACCGGTGCTACTCTTGGTATACTTAGGATAACTGCGTAAGTATTCATGGAATTGATTTTGTAGTCAAAAGATCATCGGTACAATTTGTGCATCTTTCAAGTCTACAAGTTGTAGGTTGATCTAACAATTTAAAATCCTCAAATAGAACACCTAAAAAATCATTTTCGCATTGGGCACCGTAAACATTAAGTTTGCTGTCAATCAAGATATAATCTAATCCAGCGTTACATTTCCAGCCTTGCCAATAATCAAGCTGTTCACTATGTAATCTATTAGAATACATTAAATATTCGTTGCCTTTTTCGTCGCGAACAACTACATTATAATTATAATCAATTAATTGCTGCATAGTTGTCAAAATCAAAAAGATTCAAATTATTGTTTGTTTTTGCCTTATCTCTTATACGTAAAGTCCAATCAATTTCTGAAATTGAAAAATTTATATTGTGTTGATTTAAAAATTTTTTGTAAATTTCAATGCGATCTTTATGCCAAGGTTCATTCATTATGTTAACATGCACTGTTTTATTAAGTCCTGTAATGGCATTTTTAGCACACAACACATTATTAAAAAATTTGTTTTCATTTAAAAATTCGCTATGTGTAGAAAAACTTATCCAATCTAAATATTCTAATAGATCCAAATATAATTTTTGGTTAGCAGTGCCATTAGTAACTATTCCTATCAATGCCAACTTATCTCTATATGAGGTTACAAGCCACTGTATAAAAGGCAACAGGTCTTGATTTATGGTTACTTCACCTCCGGTTAAACTTATTTTATATTTTAAGTTTCTGTGCTTGGTTTTATCATAAATTTCAAACCAACATTGTTTTAACTCATTCAAAGTCTTAGTTTCTGAGGTCAAACTGTGCCACTTTTCAGGACAATACATACAATCAAAATTGCATCTATCATGCAGGTGCCATGCCACTATAATATTACGATCTACAGGTGACACACTTACTATAGGTATTGATTTGTAGCTCATTTAATATCAACGTCTGTATTATAACTAGTAAATCCGTTTTCTTTGATTACACTTAATACGTTGTTAACACGACCTGCTAGCTCATCTTTGTGACTAACTAACCATACACTACGATTACCTTCTCTGCTCATTTTTTTAAGTATGGCCAGGCTGTTTTCAACACCTGAACTATCCATACCAGTATCAATCACTTCGTCAATGAACAACAAGTTAATTGGTTGGTACAAACTTTCCCATACATCACGGAAAGCCCAACTTAGACTTAGAATCAATCTATTACGTTCGCCGCGACTTAGGTTATCAAAATCTAATTCTCTGCCTAGCTCTTCAATACTTACAGTAAGATCATTTTGAAATTTAACAGTATGCGGCAGTCCAATACGATCCAAGTACTGACTTAATCTAGAATTTAAGTAAGATAAGTTTTGATCAATAATACGTTTACGTATAAAACTGTCTTTGTTAGTTAGTAATTTAAGCAAAAATTCTTGATGTTCTCGAACATTAGCAAGTTCATTGATTGAATCGTAACTAACTTCCTCTACAGCCTTTGTTTCCATTTCACGAATTTGTTCCGCATACGGATCTTGGTCACTTTTCTTTGTAGCAAGTTGTTGCTGTAAGTTTGCTACGGTATTGCGGTGATTAATAGCATCTTCCTTGCGATCGTAAAACACCGTAGGAATAGGACCTAAATTACCTATCAATGCAAGTGCATCTACATGAGACATCAGCTGTTCATCGTTGGCCAAATACTGTAGTGAAGTTTCTTTTAGTGTGTTTCTTTTTTCTTCTAATACCTGTTCGTGCCGAGTATCATGTAATGCTTGTCCACAGGCATAGCACTCGTGCTTTTCTAAAGTTTCTATTTCTCTTTTAAGTTTATCTAAGGACTTTAATATTCTGACTTGATCAGTTTCACAGGCTACTTTCCACCGATTAATTTCTGCGGCTTTTTTAGTTTTTTCATTGTAATCATCAAGTAAATCATGATTTAATAGTTCTTGATCAATATCTAAATCTCCTACAACACTTAACGCTTGCTCTAGTTCCGCAATTTCATTTAGACGTTTAGTATTCCATAATGTTTGTCTACGACGTGTGGCTTCAATTTGTTCTTGGATACGAGCATTGGCATCGGCCACAGCTTTAATTCTGTATTCTTCTTGAGTAATTGTATCTCGGGTGGCCTTTAATTGTTCCTTAAGAGCGTCGGCCTTTTCACTTAGCATGGTAATGCCCAGCAACTGTTCAATGATAGCACGTTGGTCATTGGCCTTTAACGCCAGGAACGGTTCAGTATAAGTGTTCAGTGCAACGATATGCTTGAACATGTCGTGACTCATACCTAACATGCGCTCAATTTCTGCTTGTGTTTCTCTGCTATCGCCCTGACTTTCGTCTGAGATTTGTTGTTCCTGCCCGCCCACGTAGAATGCCATAGTGTTGGGCTTACGACCTCGCTCAATTCTGTAGTCAACTCCGTCTTTTTCAAATTCAATAGTGACCAACATGTTCTTACCATTTGTTTTGTTGATAAGATTGTCTTTTTTGATATTGGTCAATGCACTACCATACAACGCATAACTCAGTGCATTGATAATGGTTGTTTTTCCTGTACCATTACGTGCGCCTGTATCGTCGCCACCGAGGTCCAAGTTCTGACCTAGTACAAGAGTGAGATCCCGACGATCAAACTGAACAGCCTGGGTAGCATTACCCACGCTCAGGAAATTCTTTACGGCTAGAGTTCGTATTTTAAACATTGTATGTGTTGGTATAATAAGTCTGATAAATGATTATGTCCATCTTCAAGAATATGTCCGTGAGGACCAATTGGAAATTTTTGACTTAAATCATTAATAGTAAAATTATTCCATTTGTAAAATTTTTCTGTATCAATACATTTGATATAATATTGTATTTCGTTGTATTCTGCAAAAATTTGCTCATCATTCATGAGATCAAAATTTATTAAATCTTTAACAGAAGATATAAATTTATGTTTAGGAGCAAGCCATTTGCTTAGATCATTTGGAAAGGTGTTAATCATTAAATAATTTTTTTTAAATTTTTCAAAGCAGCTTTGTAATTGAATAATTTGCTGCAACCAAAGTTTGAATGAAAATAATTCATTGTGCCAATGCTTGTATAAAGTTTTGCCCCAATTGGTATAAAAAGCATTATCGCAATAAAGTTGATTCTTCAACAATGGGTTAAAATTTATTTCATAATTATTGTCTGATTTATAAAATGTATATCGACTAGTGGCAGTCCACGCAATAATGTATAAATTACAATTTTTATTAAAGTTTTTTAAACTTTGATATACAGTTCTATAATTTGTACCACCACTAACAGCATCATTAATCACTGTTGTGTTAAGCTTTTTAGCTAAAAGATAAGGCCAGGAATTATTTGTATCACTTAATTCGTAGCCAAAAGTAAAACTACAACCATTGGTATAAATCATAAATTTTTATAAATGTCAAGCAATAGTGTTTTATTGTACTGCTCGCTTTGGATATTAGTAAGTTGGTTAGTTACAATTGTATCTACACTTTCAAACATTATATTACCAGTAATATCGTAATTGATATCCTCACTGATTGCTTTTTGAGGAATAAGGGTAATTTCTCTGAGATTGTAAGTATTTACAAAAGTTTCTTTGATAAATGTAGCTTCTTCATAACTAATGTCAACATCAAGATTCACACGAACATGCATGCCTTTGTGTAGTAGCCGATCAGTGTTGGTCAATACATTGCTGAGTTGATACACACGATATCTAGGTTGGTCAGGCCAGGAATGATACTCTGGCTCTGCACCCCACTCTAAGATCATCATACCGCGTTCGTCGTCGTGATTGTCTGCGTAATTGTGCGGAAAGCAGTTGCCAATGTAGGTGATGTTTCGTTGCGTCTGTCGTTTATGAAAATGTCCAGTAAATACTCGTTCAATACCAGTAAAGTCTTCTCGTCGGACATCTCCATGGTCCGGCATCTGCACCATTGCGTTCATGTAGAATGTAGGCAGTTCAAAATGCCCAAACATGTATTTTGCACTTAGCTTAGGTATACGTTTGTAATCATCCCCAACTAGCCAAGGGGCCACAATAACATCACCGTCGTGTAGCCAATCATTACAAATGACAACATTCGGTAGATGTCGAGCCCACTCAACACTTTGGACATCCCTCTTGTCCCTATAATATAAGTCATGATTGCCAGGAATGAAGTACACACGATCGAAGTTATCGTTGAGATGTTCCAGAGCACGGAGACTATAGTTAAGAGTGACAATATTGATACTAGCACGATTGTTATGCCAATCTCCAAGAAAAAACGCTGTTTCACATCCTTCCTCCCGTGCTTTAGCTGTAAACCATTTGATAAAATTCAAGCAATCGTCGTTGTGAGTTTGACTGTTGCTCTTTAAACCAAAATGTATATCTGTACAGACTGCTGCTCGTTTAAATAAGTTAGACATCTAGTAATTGTACACGATTTAACAAAGTGTTTGCAAGATTTTTATGACTCAAAGGACCAAAATGAAGATTGTCGGATCCCCGATCAACAGCAAAGTTAGTCGCACAATAAAACTCCGGATATTTTGAATACCTGTAATTAAATTCCATATCCCTACTATCAACACAAAGAACTATAAATTTAACTCCAATGCTTCTTAGATATTGAACACCAATATTAACATAGCTTAGTTGTAAAAAGAAACATTGCTCATTTGTATATGTTTCAATTAATGTTCGATTGTTACAATTAGCGAGAACAATTTCTTGAACATGCTTGCCGTTAAAAAAACTTAACCTATACGGAGAAGTAATTTGCCATACAACAATATCATCTTTTTTTAAATTAGAATTAATTAATTGACGTAAACTCCAGTGAGTAGAACTACCTGGTTTTGTAATTAATTTTAACGGAAGATTTAAACCTTCAGCTAAATGGTTTCCATAAGGTTTGGAATTATGGTTTAACCCGGTACCGTGGCTGTGACTACAGCCATACACCCACAGGGTACTTTTGCTATAACTTGAATTGATATCAGAATGTTCAGCAAAGGACAACACCTCGTCTCCAAGAAAATTGTTAACGTGCATAGTGTTTACATAAGACAAAAAATTTAAAGTGTCTATAGTTATTTCTTCGTCTTTGATAAAATTATTGTCTATGTATTCTATACTATCAAAATAATGAACTATAGATAACAATTCATGGATTGTTAGATCCGCCAGCGTCGTATGATATTCTGTTGAGGTTAGTTTAGTATTAATATTATCAAGCAATATAGAGTTTTTGTTGACTGAATTAAAATTAAAAGTTGGGTGAGTGATGTAAAGTTTAGTCATCATTGTAATCGCCAGATGTTTGCCCGCCACCCCATGATCCCATACCCTGTCTGGTATAACTTGAAGTAAGTCCATTCATTTCAAGAATATCATCTCGTAAATTTTGATTGCGTTTTTCAATGTTGAGGACTCTAGTAAAACTATTAGTGATAGCGGCAGTATAATAGGCAAAAGGATTTTGTGACTTGCTCTCATCAAATTGTAGTCCTATCTGTGATAATTGTAGTAGTGCTTGCGAACGCATTTCATCATTGTATGTATAACCGCGCCAGTTTGAACGGGTAGCGTAACGCTCGCATAATTTCATAAACATGTGTGCTAACTTTGGAGTCATTGTTCCGTGATCTTTAGAAAAATGTCCTCGCTCTAGATTGCCCTTCCAATGGCTTTTGCCTACGCAATAAGGTACACCCGATTCATCAATTTTGTAGTGTTGAAACGGTGGAAAATTTACTTTGGTATATTTGGTTGCACTGGGTACGTCCAAACTGTCATCATATTCGGTTACAGGATCTTCGTCATCTACTACAATTGCAATTTTTGATTTTTTGGATTTAGTGGTGTCAATGGGCACATGTTCCCAAGTCATAACACGGAACACTATGTCAGTAGTAACAACTTTGTTGGGTTTTACGGCAAAGTCGTCTAGTTTTAATTTAGTAGCACTTGCGGCTTGAGCAGCATCGTAAGCAGCTCGTCCTAGTCGCTCAGCCCTTAGTTTTCGACCTTCTGCGATGTTTTTTTTGTTTATTTTGTCAACACTAGGCAAAATTATGTCGTAATGCCCATCTTCTGGTGTTAAAAAGCTACAATAAGTCATTTTGCTTTTGTGAATTTCTTTGAGAATATCTCTATTATTCAGATAGTTGTGTTTCATTGGATTCCTTAAAATACGCAGTTAATTTAGCAAATAAATAATAAAAAAGCAAGAGGAATTTATATGGCAGTGGTAAACCAAATACAGTATAAAAAGAATGTGGCATATAACCAAGGTGCTAAAGAACAAAACATGACCGTAGAAACTCGAAAACAAATAAATGGCGGTATTTTCAAAAGTTTTCCTGTTCCTGAAAAAGGCCAAATTACTACCAGTGCCGATCCCAAAGATGCCAGAATGACCACGGCTGGATTTGTCAAATGGGGTGAATCCGAACCAGCCAGCACCAAATTTGGAAATAGTGACGAAGCCGGTAATGATTGGCGTGTGCGAATCAGCATCCATCCCAACAGTAAAATTTTATATTATGATCCAGCTGCTTTACCTCCTGTGGCCGGGCTAGTGGCTCCATTAAAATTTACTGATGGTTTCATCTTTCCGTATGTGCCAACAGTAACAGTGTCCCATACTGCAAATTATTCTCAAGTGCCGCTGACTCATTCTAATTATACTCAATACTTTTACGAATCAAGTGCTGTTACTGCTATTAGCATCAATGCTGATTTTACAGTTCAAAACATAGAAGAGGCCAAATATTTTTTAGCTGGTTTATACTTCTTCCGAGCATTGACCAAAATGTTCTACGGCTCCAGTGGAAATTATCAAGGGAGTCCACCCCCAATAGTGTATCTTGACGGATACGGACAGCATTATTTACCGCATGTGCCATGTGTAGTAACCAGTTTTAGTCATACTATGCCATCAGACGTGGATTATATAGAAGTCACTACTCCGCAATCAGTAAATTCTAAAACAGATTCAAGAAGAACGCCCGGCGGTCCTATGGGATCCATTATATTACCTCAAGTGGCACGCACCAATGCAGGCAGCGAAATCCAAACACAAGAGATATTATCAGCATTCAATCGTGTGCCAACAGCCAGCACTTTTAGTCTTACATTGCAACCTATTATCAGTAGAACCAAAGCAATGAATTTTGATTATTCTGAGTTTGCACGTGGTGTCATGATTGGTACTAAAGGTAATGGAGGATATCTATAATGTCCAAAGTAGCCTACTCGGCATCTAGCCCGTATTTTAGAACTGGTTCTTTTGGAATTTTTTTAGACGTAATGACCAACAGGCCAGTCAGCAAATTGACAGATGATGTATTATACGAAATAGACAGTGTATACGAATATAGACCCGACTTGTTAGCATCAGACCTTTACGGTGATTGTGGTTTATGGTGGGTATTTGCACAACGTAATCCCAATGTTCTAATAGATCCACTCATGGACTTTGTGGCCGGCGCTAGAATTTATATTCCCAAAATACAAACTCTCAAACAAGATCTTGGAGTGTAATCAGTGGCAAAAAAAACTCCTCAAGAATTAAGAGCCGAACTAGATGCTCTTGATAAAAAAGTACGCGAACAAGAGTCAATCGCACTTAAAGCAGCAAGACAGTTTGGTAGTGCAGCTACCAAACGACTAGAAGCAGCCCAGGCGGAAGCCAATCGGTTACGTGCTCTAGCCACAGAAAAATTTAAAGAATATGCGGCTGCGAATAAAGACAATCGTTTGACCTTTTTAAAGGCCGAACGAGAAAGATTGTTAGCCGAAGAGGAAGCATTAACAAAAGAATACAGCCTTGGACCCAACAACACGTTTTTAACCGGCGCCAAGTTGGAAGCCTGGGAAGCCCGAGTTAGACAGAACAACAAAGATCTAAGCCAAAATTTCAAAGATATACAGGCTGAGTCAGGAGAAAATGCAGCAAAAGGACAAACTGCACAGGCACCGTTCAATGCTAATTTTGCTCCTGACAATCCTGGCACCGGTAAAGCTGATACTACACAAAATGTCAATCAAGAACTTAATGCCGATGAAAAAAACAATCTTTTAAAAGGAGCAGCAGCTCAACGTGCTTTGGATCAAGCACAAGATCCAACCGCGGCCAACAAACAAAATCTCAGTAAGACGCAAGGATCTGCCGTCAAATCAGAATCAAATTTTACCGAAGCCGGTTCAACAAATTCAGACAATTCGGTTGTTGGCAATGATGTTACAGGTAAAAAAAGTGATTATGAAAATAATTTTAGTCTAAATACGAGAGGTGCTCGTGTTTTTACAAATAGATTACACGCTTACGAAAGCTATACGTATAGAATCTCTTTATTTTTGTTAACTAGGCAGGATTACAATGTATTATCTACTAACCCAAAAAATTTTACGCCTACTTTTAGTTTAATCAGCAGCGGCGCCGGATTCGGAGCTCCTGGAGTCATTACTACCACCTACGAACGCAAATCCAGTCCATGGGGCGGGTATGAAGATGTGCCCACTACACAAACCAAAGCTGGCAGACACCCCGATTTTCAAACTGACTTTTTTATTGACAATCTACAGCTTTTAACAGTTGTAGGTCTAAATGCACAGACTAAATCATCAAACGCAATTGAAATATCTTTCAATATCGTTGAACCTTATGGACTGAGCTTGCTAGATAGATTGCTCAGTGCCTGCGAAACTAGCGGAGATAGAAACGCAAACTACATAGCTCAACCTTATCTATTACAAATTGACTTTTTAGCCAGCCCCACAGATGAGATGTTGTTTTCTGAGAACAAAATCAACAACGTGATTGACACCAAGAGAATCGCAATAAAAATACAAGAAATGAAAATTAAACCTTCAGGCAGTGGCACTACATATGCTGTGAAGGCCATTCCTTTTAATCACACAGCATTCAGTGTTACCGCTGCAGCACTACCTGTACCAATCAAAGTAGAGGCAGGCACAGTGGGTGAATTCTTCAGTAACAGCGAGGATTTTCAAAAAATATTCGCAAAAGAATTCAAGGTACAGGAAGAAAGACTAGAAAGCGAATTAAAAGCATGGATAGATATAGAATTTATTAGCGTAGGCGGACAACCACCGCGACCTGAGCAATTAGAAGCCAAACGTGCCGCATTAAAAAATGCAGACAGTTACAATTCAAAAAGTTATACTGCTGGGTACAACGAGTACATGACCACCATTGCTAAAGATCAGCAATTGACCAAATTACCTCCAACTAAAATTGCATTTGCTATTGATAGTGAGTTTGTAAATTCTCTAATAGTTTCTGATAGTACTTCACAAAACACTGATGGTCGTATGATTGATCCTCGAACTACTGTAGGACAGACTGACCCGGGTTATAAAACTGTAGAAAGTTTTAATATCCGCGAAGGCACAAATGTTATTGAGGTAATTGATCAGGTGATGGCTAAAAGTCAATATATCAAGAGTCAAATTAAAACATTGCTCAAAGAACAGGCCGATCAACAGGCCAAGGAAGATTATAACAAAGGCAATGCCCGTACCAAAGATACTTCAGTGCCACAAAAAATAAATTGGTACAGAGTGGTACCCACTATTGCCTTGAATGATTTTGATGCTGCAAGAAATGATTACAGCAAGACTATTCTCTACAACGTTTTGCCATACAAGGCCGTAAATTCCTATCATCCCAATTTTCCAAAAACAACAGCAGAAAGTGTGGCTGCAAAAGTGGTTAGGGAATATTTTTATGTGTACACTGGACTTAATCAGGACATAATCCGGCTAGATATAGATTTTGATAGTACTTACTTCACTCAACTAACCACATATAGAAATCAAGTGGCTAGATTAGGAACCAACGCACTAAGCGACCCAAAAGACTATCCTGACACTCAATTTGGTTTTCGAGCCAATTCGCAACAGACTATTTTACCAGGTACTATACATTTTGTTGGTTCGAATAAAGACAGTAACGGCATGAACACTGCCACAAACCCAGAAGAAAGAATAGTAGCCGACTTGAGAAAAAGCATATACACAAGTCAACGCGGCGATCTGCTGAACATAAAAATGCAAATTACTGGCGACCCTGCTTTTATAAAACAAGACGATATCTATTACAATCCTGGTACTCCGGCTGAGTATTTGGAATTTTCTCGCAGTCGCACAGATCGTGCCGAAGTCCCAATAAATTCTTCTGGACAAATATTGTTTGATAACGAACAGATATTTGTAAAAGTGTATTTTCAAAATGCTGTTGACATCAACGATGATATAGGCATTGTTAACAAACAAGAGGTGCTTCAAAATGGCCGTAGAACAGATGGAACGTTTACTGGGGTGTATAAAGTACAAAAAGTTACTAGCGAATTCAGTCGCGGTCAATTTACTCAAACATTGGACTTAATCAGGATGCCCGACATATTGCCCGAAACACCAGTTCCGGCCGGGCAAACAACACAAACAGGAACAACAGAAACTACAGCAAGTGCAAAGGCAAGTGAAGAGGCTGATAATAGCAAACGATCAGTTATATCTAGTAATCCAACAGGTGTAGCACCAAAACCGCAACCTCGCCTTGTAGAGGCTGCCAGACAACCAGCTGTAAGTGATCCTGCTATAAACAACGGCAATGGTAATACGCAACAAAATTCCAATACCTATCAATCTGCTCCACAAAACGCCAATAATGCTCAAAACATAGCGCCTCAAAACTCAGCAGCGCGGACATTCAGTGATGCTTTTAGACAGGCCAGAAAAGACTTTGGTAACAAGCCCGGCGGCTATTTTGAATGGCGAGGGAAATTGTATCAAACCAATTATCAAAACGAACCGTTTGTGGCCAACCCAAAACCAGTCTACCCAGGAGCAAACGAATAATGGCAAACAATGTACAAAAATTAAATCGAGTTCCAGACTGGGCCGGATACACTTACAAAACTGGCGTCAATCTCAATTCTGGACCTTACATTGGTATCATAAAAAACAATGCCGATCCAGCTAGACAAGGACGTTTGGCTGTGTTTATCCCAGACATAGGCGGTAAAGAAGATGATCCAAGTGGTTGGTTTGTGGTTAGATATGCTAGCCCTTTCTTCGGCAGTACTTTGGGATTGCCTGGATCACCAGATAATGACACCTTCGCGGTATCACAACAAACTTATGGATTCTGGGCGGTACCCCCTGACCTAAACAATCAGGTGCTGGTAACATTTGTTATGGGCGACGCATCTAGAGGCTTTTGGTTCGGATGCATACCTAATACACAGTCCACACACATGTTGCCTGGCCTGGCTAGACCCAACGGAAATGCTTACGTAGGCAATACCAAAATACGCCCTGATGCCATATTTGGTGCAGGCAGAATTTCTAGTGACAGCTATTTGCCTGTGTCAGAATTGGTCTATGAACGTAAAGTTTTTGACAAAGTACCAAGATTTTTTGATTTGCCAACTGTGGTACATACTTGGCAGGCCAACATTGTAATAGAACAAGGACTGGATAAAGATCCAGTAAGAGGCACAATAACCAGCAGCAGCCTAAGAGAGACACCCAGTCAAGTGGTAGGATTAAGCAGCCCTGGGCGAAGTTCTCCTGATACTGTGGATTTTCCTAACCTACAAGACCTACTGGACAATCAGTTGTTCCCTGTTTCTTTAGCTCAGCAGTTTCCTAACAGAAAAGGTGGGCATTCCTTGGTCATGGACGACGGGGATCTTTACGGACAAAGTAGACTGTTGCGATTGCGTAGCAGTGCTGGCCATCAGATTCTAATGCACGATACCGAAGATCTGATGTACATTAGTAACAGTAAAGGCACTGCCTGGATAGAATTAACGCCAGATGGCAGTGTGAATGTGTTTAGTGCTAGCAATGTTAGTATCAGATCTCAACAGGACATAAATTTTCATGCCGACAACAACATCAACTTACACAGCGGAAACACAATAAAAATGTTCGCTGAAAAATATTTTTTAAATCAAACACAAAGTTATCAACTTACAGCCGCAAAAAATATCTCTTTAAATGCTGGTAATGTTGGTATTAAAAGCGGTACGAGCCTTTTGATGCAATCAGTCACCGGCGGTTGGCAGACTGCGGCAGACCTTGTACTGAAAGGAAGAAAAATTTTTCTCAATACTGGAACACCTGCTGAACCATTATCTAACCAACCGTTGGAGTTTTACAAACAGGGCAACGTATTGTATGACAACGACACAAAATTGTGGATAAGATCTGATACCACATTTGAAAGCTTATCTCCGTTTGCTCCCACACACGAACCATGGACAAGGGCAACCGGGCAATATAAAAAGAACGACGGAAAAATTGTTCCATCCGTGCCACAAACGCCAGGAAAAATATAATGGCCAATCGAGGAATTAACAACGCAGCGAATAATATAGTAATCAGTCCTGCCGGGCGGCAGTCATTGACCAGAGTAGACGCTCCAAAAGGTGCTACCTTAAACAAAGTAAAAGACAATATAGCAACTCTCTCAAAATTTGAGACAAAATGTTTGTTAATACAACTTAGCAGTTTAGAAAGCAATATTAATGCAAATACAGTGAATATTGGTGTCCCAACAATAGGAACTTTCCGCGCTAATATCAATGCCAATACTGTGGTTTCGCACGCTAACACGTATTTTTCTAATGTTGCAGCAATAACTATTACCAACAGTGATCATACTGATATACAGTTGGGTATGCTGGGAAATATACAATTACCAAGTGTTGGCAGATTTGGAAGTAATACCATGGTTATAAAAAAATCTGTTGGCGGAAATATAACTGCGGGTAATTTTGTCCCAGGATTTACATACACAGTCACAAGTATTGGAACCACAAACTTTACTTTATGCGGATTAGAAGGAAATGTGGCGAACGTGGTAATAGGAAATGTGTTTGTTGCCAATTCGTTGGGCACAGGCACAGGCACTGCGTTTTTGACCAACAATCAAATACTATTAGGCAGCGATCACACTGTAAGCGGCGACATTCAGTTCAACTTGGTTACTTTAAAACTGGGCAAATATCAAAATAGTGACTATCTTCTTACTCGTTACGGATATAAAAACAGCGACGGAACCTGGGCAACAAAGGACGGAGTAGATTCGAACGATATTTTTTTACAAGCTACCGAAGTGCAGGATAACATATTGTACAATTTTATCCAAGAACAATATCCAGAACTGATAAGACAAGGAGCTATAAGAGACAGTGATAGTAAAGAAACTGTTGCCGGCATGCTGGCCTTGGCCTATCAATACCAGGATCTTGGCAATCCCCAGCTGAGGCAAAATATTTACAATAGTGACGGTACTATCAACATTGAAAATTATTCAATAGCTGCTAGAGCAAATGTTTGGCGAGAAACCGGGCAAACTGTAGACAGTCAAGGACGCCCGGGCCACATATATTTCAATGCCGGCAAATATGCAATTGGTACTTTGGGCGCAGACGTGCCAGAATAAATATACATATGGCTCTAATAAGATACAAAGGTTTTAGCACGATTGATCAGAACAAAAAGTTTCGATTAACTGATGCTGAATTAATCAAGCGTGATTTACTAAATCATTTTGCTATCAGAAAAGGCGAAAAATTAATGAACGCCAATTTTGGTAGCATTATTTGGAGTCTGTTGTTTGAACCTTTGACCGCGGACGTTAAAGCTTTAATTGTAAATGATATCAATGGAATTGTAAATTCGGATCCTAGAATCCGAGTAGATAATGTGCTGGTTGATCAGCTAGACATAGGTCTACAAATTCAGGTTGACATCACTATTCTGCCTGATAATTATAGCGATAGTATCAATTTACAGTTCAATCGCGAACTTAACACTGTAGTAGCTGCATAAAAATACCACTTTATAATTTCTATAAATACTAGAACAAGGTATTTTTGACATGGCTATTACTACAAGACAAACCAGTTTACTAGTTCAACAAGATTGGACTAAAATCTATCAAACTTTTAGGGAAGCTGATTTTCAGAGTTTTGATTACGAAACTTTACGAAAATCAATGATTGAATATCTACGTACTTACTACCCCGAAGATTTCAATGATTACACAGAAAGTTCTGAATATATTGCCCTAATAGATCTAATAGCTTTTTTAGGACAAAGTTTAGCTTTTAGAGCCGACCTTAACGCTAGAGAAAATTTTATAGATACGGCCGAACGTAGAGACAGTATTCTAAAGTTGGCTAGATTAGTAAGTTATAATCCCAAGCGCAGTGTGCCTGCGTCGGGCTTTTTAAAGTTTGACAGTGTAAGTACTACAGAAGCGGTGTTTGACAGCACAGGCATCAATTTAAGCAACATTGTTATAAACTGGAACGACAGTACCAACGAAAACTGGCTAGAGCAATTTACTGCTGTACTTAATGCGTCATTGGTAGCAACACAAGCAATTGGCAAGCCGGGAGCAACAAAAAGTTTAAGCGGAGTTAAAACCGACGAGTACACCATTGATGTAATCAGTGGAATAACACCAACATATCCGTATTCTGCTGCTATTGCAGGTGTTACTTATCCATTTGAAATTGTAAGTGCTACCAGCAACGAACAAAACTACATATATGAATCCACTCCAAGCCCTGGTGGCGCTTTTAACTTTTTATATAGAAACGACAATCAAGGCAACGCAAGCAACAACACCGGATACTTTTTTTATTTTAAACAAGGCGAACTAAACAGTCTTGATTTTTCAATTACAGAAAGTTTGCCTAATAGAATTGTCAATATCAACTTTGACAATATCAACAATTCAGACGTTTGGCTGTATTCAGTTTCCTCAAGCGGTAATGTAAGCGAACTCTGGACGCAAGTACCTGCAGTCAATGGTATAAATGTAATTTACAACAATTTTGAGGAAAGAAACTTATACAGCGTTGCATCACGTGCAAATGATCAAATTGATTTAGTGTTTGGCGATGGGTCGTTTACTAATATTCCTATAGGTAATTTTAGAATATTTTACAGAGTTAGTAATAACATCACTTACAAAATAACTCCAGACGAAATGTCCAGCATTGCAATTAACGTTCCTTATGTGGGCAGAACCGGCAGAGCTGAAACACTAACAGTAAGAGCAAGTCTTCAATATACAGTGACTAATGCTATTTCTAGAGAAAGTCTTGAGGACATACGGACCAAAGCTCCGCAACAGTATTATACTCAGAATCGTATGGTAACAGGTGAGGATTACAATGTGTTGCCCTACACCAGTTTCAACAACATGTTAAAACTCAAGGCTGTCAATCGTACTAGTTCGGGCATCAGTAGATATCTTGATGTAATTGATACTACTGGCAAATATTCAAGTACCAATATATTCGCCGAAGATGGAATAATTTACAAAGAAGATTATCAAGAGACTGAAAATTTTCAATTCACAAGCAGCACTGAAGTAAATGCTATAGTCAGAAATACCATAAAGCCTCTGATATCGAGTATTACAACCAGGCATTTGTATTACGACACAGCTACCAGAAACAGTCCACAAGGCACAACAATTGTGGCGACCAGCATGGTAGTAGGAACAGTTTATAAAATTATATCAGTAGGCTCTACTACATTTACAAACTTTGGTGCTAGTGCAAACACAGTAGGCACAATATTTACTGCAACTGCTGCTGGAACTGGCAACGGCACAGTAGCAACAGTAGCGGTGTGGACTCAGACTACTAGTTCAGGCAGCAGAAGCACAGGTACATTTAATAGCCCAAATTACACATTTTTAGTACAAGGAAGTCTTGTAAAATTTGTTGCACCAGCTGGCAAATATTTTGACGCACAAAATCAACTTCAAACAGGTACTCCTAGTACAGAATTTCAAAAAACTATATTATGGGCTAGTATAATCGACTATGATAATCCTGGATTAACCGCAGTTGCTACCTTGAGTGTGGTCGTACCTACTGGTTCTATTGTGAGCGAAATAATCCCTGTATTCGCCAATGATTGGTCAGAAACGCTAATAAACAACATCATACTTCAAGTACTCAGTTATAAAACTTTTGGTTTGAGATACGATATACCAAGCAAAACATGGCAACTGATTGAAAGCCAAAATTTAGGATCAGGTTCGTTTAGCCTTGCCAATGCAGGTAGTACCGCTGGTACAGGATTAGATAACAGTTGGTTTATAAAATTAAGTTTTGCTAATAATGAATATACTACAATCAGTCGAGGCCTGAATTATTTTTTCCAAAGCGAACGCGAAACAAGATTTTATTTTGATCCAGATATTAGAGTGTACGATAGTAGAACTGCAACTACCCTGATTGACAGTATCAAAGTGTTGCGTACCAATACAGAACCTGACAGCAGCGAAAGTCTATTTTACAGTCAAACTTACAGAATTTGGCAGAGAGCCATTGGCCCTGACGGTATAGATGATAATCGTAAAATCAAAATAACTTTTCCTGATGATAATCTTGACGAAGTGCCAGATGATCCAGATTTGTTTGTTGAATTAGTAGCACCCACTATAAACAGTGAAAACAAGTACGTATTTTTTTTAGAAGCAACCGATCAATATAATTTTTTGCTGTACAATCCGGTTGATCAAGCAGTTATTGTAACAGCTTATGCAGATGAAGATGAAATATTAACAAATATTTCTTTATATGCCACTGGCACCATATTTTATGCCACCGACGAGGATATATTTTACGAATCACAAGGAATTTTGCTTAATGAAGTAAACAATTATGTTGCTCGAATTGGTCGACAAGATTTGCAATTCCAATATAAGCATAATGCTCCTAATAACAGACGCATTGACCCTAGTCCTAACAATATTATTGATTTTTACATCTTGACCAAGACTTACAGCAATGATTATTTTGCATACATCACAGACACCAGTGGCAAGGTCACACAACCAGTTACTCCTTCGATTGACGAACTCAAAACAGAATTTGGTTCAATTGAACAATACAAGACTATCAGTGACAGTATAATTTACAATCCGGCAGTGTTTAAACCGTTGTTTGGTAACAAGGCTGATGCAGCACTGAGAGCAACATTTAAAGTTATTAAAAACCCAAATGTTACAATAAGTGATAACGAAATTAAAAGTCAGGTTGTAGCAGCTATCAACACTTATTTTGACATCAATAATTGGGACTTTGGGGAAACTTTTTATTTTAGTGAACTTAGTGCATATCTACACACTTCGTTGGTACCAAATGTAAGCAGTATTGTTATAGTGCCTTCAAATATTGACACACAATTTGGTACCTTGTATCAAATTGATGCCAAACCTGATGAAATTTTAGTAAGCGCAGCAACAGTAGATAACGTACAAATTATTTCTGCTATTACAGCAGCACAACTTAATATGGCATCAGGTGGTGGCGGTGGTGGTGGCGGTGGATCATCTGGTGGTGGATCAGGTGGTGGTGGATCATCTGGTGGCGGTGGATCATCTGGTGGTGGATCGTCTGGTGGTGGATCAGGTGGTGGCGGTGGTGGAGGATATTATTAATGGCAAATATAGTAAGAGCAAAAGAACCTAGCAATCTTGGGCAGATCAATCTTGATGCAATTGGCACAAAAAACACAAACAAGTATTTGAATAATTTTTTATAGGATTAGTAATGGCAGCTTTTAAGACTTTACAATTTTTACCTGAAATTTTTAGAACCGATACCAATAGAAAATTTCTAAACGCCACAGTTGACCAATTGGTAAGTGAACCAAACTTAACCAAAGTCAATGGTTATATTGGCAGAAAATTGGCACCTTCGTACAAAACCACCGACAGTTATATCACTGAACCCACAAAGGCCAGACAGGACTATCAACTTGAGCCTAGTATTATAATCAAAGATCCTGCCACAAACAAATTAACTTTTGCTACTACTTACAACGACATTGTAAACAAAATTAATTTTTACGGCGGATTTGGTAGCAATCAAAATAGATTATTTGATAACGAATACTATTCGTATGATCCGCAAATTGATCTTGACAAATTTGTTAATTTTGCACAATATTATTGGTTAGAAAACGGTCCCGGAGCAGTCACAATTACTGCTACCACAGTACCTTTAGAGCAGACATTCACTATCTCTTTTGATATTACAACGCAAACTTACAGATTTAGCGGATACAACAATATACCTAATCCTGTGATAACGCTAGCAAGAGGTGGAAGATATACCTTTGTTAGTAACGAACCCGGCAATAAATTTTATATTCAAACCGCACCTGGTTCTTTGGGGGTTGATCCCAGTGTGCCCAATTTATCTACTAGAACAGTACTGGGAGTCAGCGGCAACGGCCAAGACGTTGGCGACACAGTTTTTCAAGTACCAGTAGAATCTGCACAAGTGCAATGGTCAAGTATGCCCATTGTTGATAATGTAAACTTTGCCACTAAT